CATCTTGTCTTTCGTGGTTCCTTTTCATTTTCTTTTTGTATGCGTCAATGAGTTGGTCGATAGAATAGTAAGTATTGGCGTACAAAAACGGCATTATTAAAACTTGTACAATGCTATTATCAATACCTTTTACAAATTGTTCTGTTAGTGTATGCATTACATGAACAAAATAAACTGAATGTAGTTTAGGTAAAGTAACTTCATTTTCAATCAAATCAACCATAACCTCAGTAGTTTCTTCCAAATCTTCTTCATCAACAATAGTCAAAGTTAATTGCAAACTGAAAGCTAAGTAATCAGCAATCTCATCTAATTGTGTATCTAGTGGCTTACCTGGTTGTTTCTTCCAATTTTTAAAAAACTCAAGTGTGTTAATCCACTCTACAAATTCAATAATCATACTAGCTACTGTGTCATTTAAATTTCTAGTTGGTATTCTATCGTCGAACTCCTTTTGTATTTGTAATAACTCTTGTAACTGATCAATTGTTAATGTGTTAGTCATTTTCCTGTTCCTCCTCATATTTATAGACAACTTGACCCGTCATAATCCCTACTGCTTCATCAAGATAAATATCTTCTTTGAGTGCATCTTGCATAGCATTAGGTAAACCCTCAAGTATTTCATCAAACGCTTGTGCTTTCTTATACACGTCCTCAATCTCTTTTAGTAATCCCTCTGTGTCATTGCCGTTATACGCACTAGCACTTATAACGGACTGTTCTATTTGTTCACGGTTATTCATTAGTGTCATCCTCCATTTGTCCTAAAAATTCGTAGAACTCATTTGTTCCGTCTAATTTGTCCATTCGGTACAATATAGCACTTGCGTTGATTTTAGCTCCCATGTTTATAGCTACTGCCTTGTTCGCTCTACTCTCAATCTGTAGTTCGTTAAGTCTAAAACGGTATCTTCCAAGCAATTCATTTTTGACTGTGCGCCACATGTTCTCCAGCTCTTCGTTACGCTCTCTTAACTTAGCTATATCTCCAATAAGCTCATCACGTTGCTTCTTGTACTCTTCACGATCTTTTAATGCTTTGTGAAGTTTATCTAATAACTTGTTAAAGTTAGTACAAAGATTTTTATATTGTTCATCTGATAAGGTGAGCGTCATCTCATAACCTCCAATAGCATCTCATTTTCAAAAATATTTCCAACAATTTCAATAATATCGTCATTTTCACTTAGTAATTCAGTTACATTGCTAAAAGTTATATAAAAGGCTCCTTCTTTAAACTCGATAAAACTTACTTCTCTCGAATAACAATCTTGAACAATATCCCCTTCATAAATCTCCACACCGTGCACATCTTTAAATCCTGTGTATTGTAATAGTTTTACTTCATTGAAACTTTTATAACCTGTTGAAATCAAAATGTACCCACTATTAAAATCGATTTCGTCAATAATACTCATAACTTTTTTATCTTTATCCCAAGCTTTAAATTTCAACATCATTCTACCAACTCCCCATCTTTCCAAATCAATGTCATCGTCATGTCATCGTTTAAGATATAGAATGCTTTAGTAGGAAAAATATTGTCGTCTTCAAAACGTTCGTTCAAACTGATACCTTTGTGTAATGCGGATTTATAGACTCCTTCTTGAATCTCATATACCTCTAACAACCTATCAAACTTAGTCTCTTCCGTTACTTCTTTTTCAATATCAACTATGAAGGGGATATCAATTGGAATAAAA